TGCAGCAACTGGTGCTGGTTGAGCACCTGTTTGTTGTTCAGCCTCACTCTTCAATTTATACAATAATCCACCAACACCTTCTTTACGCATTTGTCTAACAAGTCTATTTGCGTGTTCAGTTACAGGCAAAATTCCTTGTTCATGACCAGCCAATGCTGGATCCAATTCTGGATCTCCATGTTGTACTAAACCATTAGAATCTTTATATGTAGCAACTGGCTCTATATTTTGAGCAGGAGTAACATATGCTGGTTCACTATACATTTGATTCTCTAAAGCATAACCAGGATTCTTTTTTATAGGCTTTGCCAATTTATATCCAAATTGTGTAGCGGCACGAACATTACCAGGAGATTTTTTGTTGGAACTAAATGCAAATGGTGTCATTACACCGGGAACACCGGCTGTAGTGCTAGCTTCATTCTTCGTCTTTAACTTGGCATCTACCTGCTTTTTTATTTTTTCACGGGTGGATGAGGAAATCTTATCTGCGTTAGTTTGTAACCACGAATTATATTCTTGTTTAGAAATACGAGCTAATTCGCTATCTCTGTATAATTGAGCGTATTTTTTAACAATATCTCTAAATGGATCGCCTGATTCTTTAAGGAGTTTTTTCATTTTGAATCTTTTTTAATTCCTCAACCAATTCATATGCGGTCAAAAGAGATGTGAGTTGATTTTCTTTTACCAACCCAGTAATAGTTTTATTTGAAAGTTGAGTTATAGTTTCATTCAACTTAATTTTAATAACTTCGTTGTCTTTAATTGCAGAAATGGTTTCTTTCAAAATTTCAGAAACCCTTTTATACTCTACATTTACAAACTCAGTAAATTTATTAGTATTTGATACGTTTGTAATATACTCCTTCAACAAACGTTTTTGATCAGGCAATAAATTGCTATACTTTTTATTGAAGTTTTCAATTAGGAACTTATAAGCTAATAGTCTAACTTCGGCTGGTTGACTGTCATAAATATCTAGAGGTTGTGAATCACTCTTTTTATCTTTAGTCAAACTTTCAATAACACATTCTCTTGCTTCTACCAATTCTTCCACCCCAAACTTCACTTCATTCAAATTTTGATTTTCAAATAATTTATAAACCGATGCATACAATTTATAATTTGGAATCTTATTCTTCAAGAACTCATCGATGTTATATTGTTCTTTGATTTCTTTAACCAAGTTATACTTTTGTTTGTTTAATTCACGTGCATCAATTTTGGAACGTGTTTGCAAAACTACATTGAGAATGCGTTCTGCAGTTTGTGGATTTTTAGAGGATTGTGATGCTATGAAGTTGTATAATTGAAACTCCTTGCCAAGCTCTTTTGATTCGTTGAAATATTTGAACATTAGGTTTTTCGTGAATGTTTCATCACGGCCTGCCAAAATATCAGACGTTATCTGTCTGGTAAGTAGTTCGAATAGAACACCGCTATTCTTAAACTTTGAATGTTTCGCTTTCTTATGCATAAGTTCCAATTAAATATAAATATAAGTAGAATTTAAAAATAATCACTATTTATACTATTCTTTATTCTTTTATGTTGTTTTCGTCCATGAATGAAGGTTTACCTTGTGATTCCTTCAAAATATCTTTGTGACTATTAAATGCTTTCACAAGTGATGATATAGATTCCATTGACAATGGAGATTTATTTTTATACTTGTGTGATGGCGATAAATCACTATCTCTATTATTTTCTAGAGTGCCTAGTGGATCTTCTCCGAATGGATATTTGCTAGCATCTTTTCTGCCAGTTTGATCTCTTTTCTTTTCTGTAAGTGGTGGAGTACCACCGGCCTCCGCACCACCGGATTCAGCGCCTCCACCAGCCTCTGGGGTGCCACCTGTTTCTGTACCGCCAGTTTCAGCGCCGCCGGTTTCTCCACCGCCACCGCCGCCTGATTCTTCACCCTTTGATTTCAAGAAATTCAAAGCTGGATCATTACCCTCTTCTTCAATTTGTTTAAATCTATAAGTTCCCTTAGCATCATCAACAAGTTGTTTTTGTAGATTGATCATGTCTTGATCACTCATACTAAACACATTTTCATAAATCCACTTTTTGCTGAACAATTTTTGTTCTTGCATGTCCTTACTGACTTCGACTTTGCTCTTCCAAACATCAATCTTTTCTTTTTCGAAGATGGTAGATGGATTTGTGAGTTCTAGTGTGAAATCAACTAATGATTCATCACGATATCCTTGTGAATACAAATGAATAACCGCAATCTTGTTCAATTCACTAACAATAATACGTTGAACACGTTGGATTGTACGAGCAAAACGAATATCTTCTGCTGCCAATGTAGCCTTACCAGACAATGATTCATCATATCCTAAGAATGCTTTTGGAATCTTCAGTGCCGCCATCATCTTATTACGTAGATATTCGATATCATCTGTACCAGTCCATTCAAGACCTGGCAAATTGCTAATATCAGTACCACTATCACCTCCACGAACTGGCAAGAAAAAGTCTTCTACCATGTTTTGTAGATTAAAACGAAGATTATAATCTCCAGTTTTATCATCCATATATGGGGTCTTTTTCATCTGAGCAATAATACGTTCCATATGATTATCAACTTCATTTGGAGGAATATTACCAATATCGACCTTGAAAATACGTTTTTCAGGAGCACGCATGATACGATGAATCAACATTGCGTCTTCCATCAAACTTAATTGTTTCCATACACGACGAGCACCTTCCAACATACTCTTGCCATAAGGTAAGAAATTACTGTCACTCAACAATCGGAAGTGAGCCATTTGATAATTTTCAAGATCTTCGATTTTGTTACCATATGGAAGATTAACTTGGAATTTAACGAAATTCTTATTTTCTAAATGTGCATTTTCTAAACGAGTTACATAATAAGAACTAAGTGGTTCAACCATGTAAACACCATATTCTGGACTAATATGTAATCTTAAATAGAAATCACCATACTTTACTAAACTACGAGTCCAACTCCAAAGGTTAAATTCGATGTTTAGAATATCATAGAACAAATTGTTTAATATTTGTTTAATATCATCATTTGATGATTGTACCGAGATAATATCACCCAATTCATTTTTACTGGTACATTCATCGGCATAAATATCTAAAGCAGATGCAAGGATTGGATCCATATCCATAGTATCATAGTCACGAAATAATTCTACACGACTACTTTGGTAACTAAGATTGAAATCTCTGGTATACTGATTGTATGCGGTTGTACGTAATCTATTAAAACGATCTCGTAATGAGTTACGATCCGTAGCATACTGAATTTCATCGGTATCTATAACCTTCAACTTTTTACCACCAACGTTTCTAACAATTACGTCATTGCTAAACAGACGTTTTAGTCTGGCAAAAAGTGATCTGTTCTTTAATTCTTGAAATGCTTTATCTGTCATATTTTACCGCCATATATATAAGTATTTATAACAACCATTTTAAACTTTCTTTTTTGCCGTTTACATTGGCATTAGGACTGAAATCCCACGATTCAGATGATTGACCCAGAGGTCTTGTTAATAGTGGTTGATTATTAATACTGGTAACCTTATTGATTCCAGCCAACATCTGTCTATTATATTGAATTTGTTCGTTTCTCAATTTAAGAGCGGTATCTCTAACCCATAATCCAATTGCGAGAGACATTACCAAGTCATCATTATAACCTTTCATGGCTTCTGCTTTTGGACCATTCCAAATAAATACATTCAATTCTTCGTACAATCGCATTGAGTGAATTATTATAGTTTTTTCTCTGAAAAATGTTTCTAATTTACTAACCATCAATGGTCTATTCTTTGTGGTTGTAGTAAATCCTGGCACCAACTTCTTATCGGATGTGTTGAGTTTGTTCGTATAAGTTCTTTCAACATCAACTATAGTCAAATCAGATGCACTATAAAATGTATTTTGATATCCTCTATCAACTACTTGTTGAATTGTAGCCCAACCAACGTTATTATTTTCTATCACTAATAATGCGTTATTGTACTCAGTTGCGATAGACACTAATAAGTTACCATAATCTTTTGTAGTCAGTTGTCCTTTATATTCCGCAACCTGTTCCAAAGATTCCGCATCAAATACGTGAAATGAACTAAAATCACCACCATCACCTCTCGCACAATCAGCGGCTAATATATAGTTTTTACTATAATCGGGGTATGACCATATCCACAGATCTTGATTGTTACCCCTTCTTTCTACTGGATCTTTTATATAAGTTTGTTTATAAAACTCCAGAATATCTACAGCAACAACTTGATTACCAGACGTACTAAAATCACAATCACATTCTTGTGCTGATCCTTTTACACCAGACAATTCTGTTTGTTGATCTCTCCAACTTTGATCACGTTCTGGATGTAAATACCATGGTAATCTGATCGTATTAAACTTATTTTCCTTAGCTTCAGCCGAAACCCAAGTCTTGTGGAAAAAGTTACCAACACCATTTGGTGTACTTAATACGATAGCTCTACCACCGGTGCTTAATGTATATTGTGCTGACAACCAAATTTCTTCAATATTATCAATAAACGCAGCTTCGTCGATGATTAGTAGTGATAGAGCCGATGAACGACCTGCGGTACCAGCTGATGATACTGCTTTAATTTGAGATCCATTCTTTAAACGTAATGAAAGACGATTATCTTCTACACAAGGAACTTTTAACCAACTCGGAAGATTATCATTAGCAAATCTTACGCGGGTAACAATTTCTTTTGAAGTTTCTTGAGTAATACTGATACATAGAATATTTTTATCACTAAAGAATGTCATTAACCACAAACTATATGCGGCGGTAAGAGTACTAATACCCATCTGACGACTTTTAAGAATAATATTTAAATCATTATTAATCAACGCATGCAACGCTTCTTCTTGAAATGGATATAGATCAAAATTACAAGTACCACGAACTGGATGTTGAATCTTGACATACTTCTTCATGAAGTATATAGGATCCTCAATACATTTCTTATACTCGCTTTTTATTATCTCTCTTAAGTTTTGCTGACTCATATTTTGTTTCTAATTCTGCAATTTCTGAATCTATGGTTGACAATCTTTCATTAATAGCATTTATATCCTTTGTAACATCTTCTAATACTTGTGAAAAATTCTCAGCACCACTCCAACGTTCAACAGCTCCATCTTCCTCGGAAAATTCAATAGACTTGCCATGATTTTGTTCACACCACTTCTTGGTTTCTTCAAATTTTTGTTTATAATCTAATAATGCAGATCTTACATTTTTAAGTTCACGTATTTTATCAAATGTATCCCATATGCCGAGAGTTTTGAGACGGGTTTCTTCATTGGTAAAACACTCGTAACACATTCCTGTCTTTGGCCATGTTCTATCATCCAAATAACTTCCCCATCTAACATCCATATTACAACATGTACATCTTTGTTCTATAATAAGTGTTGCACGTTTTGATATTCTACGTTTGCTTCCATTTTTCCAAACCCATTTACGACCTTGACTATCCTCCCATTCTTCACCTTCTTTACGAGTTGCATTTTCCAAATTAGAATCATATCCTACTTGGACGAATGGACGAACGCCATCAACATAATCTTTAACAATATCAAGATTGCTTTTACCTAATGCTCTTTTCATAACAAATATGTATTTATTTTATTTCTTAAACTTACTTTCCAGACCTTTTATAATAAAACTTCCTGTAATTTTGAACGGATTACTATAAATACTTGGATCTCTCACCACAATTCCTTCGTGTTTATCAAGATCACCAATCTCACTAGTAGCATTCTTTAATACTTCATCTCCTAGTTTGATTGTTGCTAAATAAACAATGGTATCATTTATAACCTTTTGAATGTCTTGTCCGACAAAATCTTGTGCAATGTTTTTGCTATTTGATGCGTTAATAAATTGCTCACGGGTAATCAACGGCAAATTAATCTTTACATTCTTTAACCAATCTTTTAATGATTTAGTTTCAGCAACTTCGGTTGGATATAATGTTACTGGTTCTCTTAACACTTTTGCCAAATTTGGATCAGCCTTAAATGACGTACCAACACTACCAAGTACTTTGAAGCCATACTTCATCGCAACCTTATTTAATTTGTTGATGTAGGATTGCATTGCCGCTTTATCATACGGTATTTCAACAGCAACTCGGGACTTCACACTACCATCCTTACCAAATGTTTTAGGTTTAATCTCCTTCAATCCATGTATGGCTAAAAAGTTTCCAATATCACCATAACCAACTACATTTGTTGTACCCTCTACATATTCAATATTGAACAAGATATTTGGATTATCCAACAAACCTAATTTCTTAAGTTCAGACTTGGTAGTTGGAATTGCCTCGTCGAATATATTGATTACCTTAGTACCAATATTAATAAATCCATGTCCTGGTTCAAATCTGTTAGGAAGATCTTCAGGTCTCATTCCCTTAATATCAAGTGGTTTTGCAGATCCACGATCCATTACAAATTGTCCATTTACTAATCTAATACTAGCATTTACACCATCTATTTTTACACTACCACCACCTTGTTTTAATGAATCGATTGCTTTAACAAATACATTTACTAAATCTTTGCCATTGGATGCAAAATCAAACGGATGTGCCATATGACCACCAGCACCACCTTCTTTAATTACTTCATTTAAAATATTGCTTAATTTTATCATAATTCTGTATGTAGAAATGTATTTTCAAACTCCTTGAAGACTTTGTTGGCTCGTTGATAGGATCTTAAAGATTCAT